TATAACTCCTCAAAGAGGTTACCAAATTGTGTTTGGGCATTAACCGTCTTCTTTCCTGTAGCGCCTCGGGTGCCAATAATTGACATCCAAAACTTGTTAAATTCTTCAATTACTGCATTCGCTTCGTCTCTGTTGTCAGTTGCAAATATTGCTTCCACAACATCTCTGAAAAATAGCCTGTCAAAACGCTCTTCGACAAGCATTGCAGGAATTGTTCCCTGATCATACTGTCTGTTTGCTTCTTGTACTGCATTAATGTGACTCCATACATTATGACCCATTTGAATAGCATAACTAAAACTATCCCAACTTGTTTTGCCTTCTTTGCCTATTTTGTTTAAATCGCCTGGTGCGTAAATACAAACATCTTTTGCTTGTAAATTCTGTGTGATAGGACTGTTTAAGAAACTTCCATGTTTGCCTTCTCTAACAAATGCATCACCAAAGGGTGTTGTATCTGTTGCAAGTGCTTTATCGTCGATACTTGGAACCATTCTATAAACCCATTTCTTTCTGTCTTGAGTTTCAAGTTCACAGTAGATCTGTCCATTAGCGGTTGCGAGGAAAGGCGAAGCACAATCAAATGTGATAGTAAAGTTTTCATTATGATATTTCCTTACTGCTCTTTGTATATCTGTAAGTAGTGTTGCCCACTCTAATTTACTTGTACCTAAGAAGTGCATAAAGTCGTGTTTGCCTTTTTCAAGCAAACCATCAAAACGTAGTGCAACCATTCTTTTAAGTACAAGGTGAACATCACACATATTCTGACCACCCATTGACCAACCATTGAAATGTGTGTCAGGATATTTTTTAGGATCACAATAGTCTTTCATTTGCTGATACCAATCTTCTGCATCAGCATGATTTTCTCCTTGCAATACATTTAAGAACTTACAATTACCATTACGATTAGCCATAAAGTAATCGTTGTTGATACGTGTAGCATTTACGGCATCTTGATAGTTGTCAATACCTGTTGCTTTAGCACCAGCAGGTGAACGTGATACCCATGCAGGAATATCAAGAATCATTCCATAGTCCATATAAGCGTCCATCCACGCAAGAACTTGCTCACGTTTCTTTTTAGCCTTAGGACAGTTTGGATCCTTCCAATCACCTTCCCATACACCTTTACCAATCTGGAAACCACCTGAGTCACCAAGTAACCACGAGTTATTTCTATCTCTGTTTCGAATCATATCTTCTTTAGGTGCGTCCTTGTTTACATCAAGTTCTGCGTGTCCTGCGGAATATAAACTCCAGTGATAATTGAACAATCCGTGTTGCGTGTTGAACCAGTTAAGGCCTTCCATTTCGTTGTTAGGAAAAGGAATACGACTTTTGTCTACGTATTCTTCTTTACGTTGCTTACCAATAAATGTAGCATAGAAGCCACTAATGGCAGGCAAAAAGATTGCGTAGTCTTTCTGTTCTTTTGTTAAGTTAGTATTCAAACTATTCTCCAAATGCCTTTATTGCTAACAATGGTACAAGCCATGGATACACCAGATGTTCTATTATTTCGTATATTATTAAAACAGTTAGTAGTATTGACCATAGTTTGCTTTTCTTTGCTTTTTTGCCTACATACGTAAACAGTTTGCTGTGCCATTGTCCTATCTTTTCTATTATGCCTGGTTTCTGCATAACCTCCTTACTTGGTTTGAGCAGGAAGAATGTAATTGTATTCTGCCAAACCACTGTCGACTGTAAGTTGCATAGCACCTTGATCTGAAATGCTCATTGTAACTTTACCGTCGAGGTTTAAGATTGCCTGCACTTGGGCAACAGGCCACGCCCATGCGTGTTTCAAACTACCTTGCACATCTGGATGGAATACAAATGAACCTGCGTGTTGTGATGCATCACCAAAACTAAACACAAGGTTGTTGTTTTCTGTTTTAACTGTAAACACAGTTTCTTCAGAGTGTGCTAAACTTTGAAACTTCATACGTTGAATAGCCGCCACACTTGGCTCAACTACTACGTCCCAACTTGCACCTTTGAACTTAACAGTTTTAAGTTTTTCTTCAATGATCTGCTTGTTCATAAAGCGATAATCATTTTCAAAGTCACCTGCTTCGTTTTCAAAGTGAATGTGTGTTGGAACAGTTTCGCCATTGCGATCTGCTTGTTCAACAGTAATTTTTGCATTCTTTTGATACTCAGGACATTTTAAGTGTAATGCTAACTTGTCTAAGTTAGGCATACCAAATGTACCTGCAAATTCGTTTACTGCATTCTTAGTCTTAGAACTAAGGATAACTGATCTATCTTCTGCCATTGATTCAATGGTAGTATCAGTTTCATTTGTTACCTTTACAATGTTAAGAAATCCTAACGAATGTGTATGGGCAACGATGTCTTGTAAAATGTCTTTCATGGTTGGTCTCCTATTGTTACATTATATTTAGAAAATGCTTCTTTGTCAAGTGTTTTTTCTTGGCTAATGAAGTCAATTACATCAATTCTCGCTTTGAATCCAATACTGTTTAATTGAGTTGTATCAGCAGTATTGTCCTTGCGTTCTTGTTTTCCTCCTTCACGCATTGGAATATTTTTCAATCCTTTTGCCTGAAGTAGTTTAGATAAATGATAAGACTTGCCTGTGCCTATATCAATTATACCTTTTAGATTACTATGCATTATCATAGTAACTGCTCTACACACATCAGCAATGTGTATAAAATCTCTTGAATGATTGTTAATATATTCAACATCATTTCTCATAAGTTTTGGAATAAACATATTAGGTCTTGCATCTGATCCATAAATGGTTGTGAATCTTAAACCAACTGCATTGTCGGGTGCTTCCTTTTCCATAATATGTTTTGTATATGCATATGGATTTCTTTCAGGTTCTTTAGCGGTGCTTGAACTTGCATAGTAGATAGGAACACTGTAAAAGTCAAATAATCTTTTAGTTGCTTCTACATTGTTTTTCCAATACTCCATAGGTGAATCAAAACTTTCTCTTACTCCGCTCTTACCAGCCAAATGCACAACAGCATCTACTTCTGGTAAGTCACAGGTATTTAGGTCTGTACCTAATTTAAGATCAATAAATGTCATATCGTAAATACCACGCCAAAACATTTTTAATGTTGATCCAAGCATTCCTTCGCTACCTGTGAGTAAAATTTTCATGCGGCTAATTCTTCCTGAATGTATCTTTTTAATTCTTTGTCTTGTACGTCTGTAGGTATTTCATTTTTATAAAAAATTCTATAACTGTCAGAACCGTACTTACCAATGCCATATAGTTGTGTAGCATCTTCACCATTCCAATCACCAAACTGTTCACTCATTCGATATAATCTTTCTGCTCGAACACGTTGCATACCTAATGGTTGTAGTACATCTTCAATTTCTTTTTTAGTAGCATATAGCAAACTACTATGTGTAGGCCAACGTCTAAAAAACTCTGTAAGCACAGGTTTAGTTTGACGTCTGTTTACTTGATTAAGACAAATAACACCAACCATATGTTGCCATACATTGTCTACTTGTTGTTGAACCATTAGATCATCACGCATCGTATCTCTTTCCATCAAACACACAAACAAATTCTAACCAATAGTCGCCGGTGTTATGAACTTTGTGAAATACATTATCTTCAATTAAAACAATGTCACCTTCTTTAACGTCAAACATTTTATGATCAAGTTCCATTTTACCTGTACCTTTTGTAAACATATAAACTTCTTCTTGACCTGCGTGTCTATGTCCATTTGTACTTTGACCCGCTCGTAACTTTGTTTTACTGAGCATCAAGTTCTTTAATGTCTTATTATCAAACAATTGATACTGTGCATTATCTTTAATTAACTCACCGCCTACATCAAAGTTTTCATATTTCATTTCTTTACTCCAAAATGTTTATAGGATTGCTGTACACACTTTGCTTGATAGTAACAGTCTGCAAGTGCATTGTGTAAACTTTCTTGTATTGCTTTACGTGGATCACTTGGCATCATAGCAAACAATGTTCTACTATCTCTAATTTGCCAATAGTTCCAGGGCACAGGTTTTTGTGCTTCTTTATATAAACTTTGTAATATAACAAAATCAAAAGTAGGCCCTTGACACCAAATGTAATCTAAGCCAACTGCCCACTTGTTAAGTTGTTTAAGCATTTCTTGTACACCTACTCTATCTGTGTGTTCACCGAATGCTTCATCTTGTATTGCTTGATCTTGTTTACTCCACCAAGCAAGAGTATTGTCATCAATTGACCGATTAAACTTTTCTGTTTGTTCTTCAACATCGCCACGAAGGTATAATCCACTATGTGGTTCCGTATCTGAAAACGGATCAAACTTAATTGCACCAAGTGTCATAACTACACTATCCGGCTCAACGCCAAGTGTTTCTAAGTCTATCATACCATGAGTAGCCATTTATTCTCCAAAGTCAAATAAGTTGTTAAATGTATTCTTGGTCTTTGTGCTTTCTAAATCATACTTCAGCACTCCGATCAAGTTGTCAAGTTTGTTATCAATGATTGTACCTTCCATAGCATCGCCATCAAAAGGAAGTTCCTTAAACCAATCAGGCAAATGCATTTCGTCTACTGGATATGCAACACTTGTATACCCCATTGGATTTTGTTTTAGTTTACAAACAATAACTTTCATACCATCTACAATCTCTTGCGAATATTTGTCACTGTTCATTTTCTTAAGAGTATTCCAATTGATACTTGCTCTTACGTGTCCAGGCATATTTGCCTTGCCTTGTTTTTCTTCAAGACGCTGATAGTGTCCAATTTTGTTTGCACGTTTAGGTGAACCTTTTTCATGTCCAGGTCGTGATTTAAATTCAGTTCTAAATTCAGTAATACGATCTAAAATACTATCTTCACTTTCAAACTGCAACACTTTAAGTAATAGTTCGCTCAAGAAGTCCTGCATAAACACCGGAGTATCTGAACGTTTAAGATCAAGACCCATTGCTTTTACTTTGCCTGGCTTGCCATCAACATCTACACGTTCACCTTCGTTATCATAAATCAATGCCGCATATCTTTTCTTTGTAATATACAGTCCGCTTTCTGCAACAATCTCTCTACCTGCCGCAATAACCTCTGAACGTGTCTTAGGACAATGGAACGCATCAAGCATAAACTTAGGAAATGATTTGTTTGCTTCTTCACAGACTTGATCATACAGTTTGATAACATTGTCTTTACCCCAAGGAATATTACCTGCATCAATATCTTGTTTAAGCACAGGATATGCACTAAAATAACAAGAGTCAGTATCACCATAGATAATTGCTTTACCTACGTGATTGTATTCGCCTGTAATCACCTTGTTTACTTCTGCGGACATATGTTTTACAATTTGTCTGCCTGTGAGTGTAGTAGATTGACCAATACGTCCGTCAAAGAATCTACAACCAGGATTAAGAATAGCACCATACAAACTGTTTAGATTAATTTTCTTAACAAGTTGTCGTTTATCCCAAAACTCTATTTCTGCTTTGTTACCTGCATCAATGGCTTTCTTTTTCATTGCCTGCATTTCTTTACGTTCTGCATACCAACGTTTTAGCAGTCCTGGAATAACACCTTCGAACTCATATGTAAAGATTGTACCATTAGCACTCAGCATCCATGGATT